AACGCAAGATCTGGTCACTGATCGGGCTTTACAGCCCGAAGGGCCCGGATTGGGGCAACGCAGGGCGCGGCTTGGTCAAGGGCATTCTGAATTCTGCGCGAGGGCTCGATGACAAGGATAACTCGGCGCAGGCGCAGGCCCGCCGCCGGATCAGCGGCTTTGCCGAGTTGGACGGGATCGAATTCATCGCCCGGATGGACATCGGCTCCGACACCAATGGCGAGGACAAGAACGAGGTTCGCAGTGCCGTCACACCCAGCCACCGCGATTATGCGCAGATGATGGGGCATGGTGGGGCTGCGTCGATGCAGGGTTACAGCCAGCCCCCTGCAAACAACGCGCCGCAGCAGGGCTATGCCGCTCCGGCTCAGGGCTACGCAGCACCCAGCCCCCAACCGCAGCCGCCACAAGCCCCTGCGACACCCGGTTTTTCCGGGCGTCCCAGCTGGGCCGAGTGAGGGGGAGCAATCATGCGGCTGCGTCCCCGTCAGAAAACCTTCGTCGAGCGCAGCCTTGCTGCGCTTGACGCCCACGGCAACACGCTGGGCATCGCGCCGACTGGAGCGGGCAAGACGATCATGCTGTCGGCGGTCACCGGTGAGGTGATCGGCGGCAGCGCTGCCAAGGCATGCGTGCTGGCCCACCGCGATGAGCTGACCGACCAGAACCGGGACAAGTTCGTCCGGGTCAATCCGGGCATGACTACGTCGGTGGTCGATGCCAGTGCCAAATCTTGGGCGGGTCAGGTGACCTTCGCCATGGTGCCGACGCTGGCCCGGATCGGCAATCTTGCGGCCATGCCGCGGCTTGAATTGCTGGTAATCGACGAGGCGCATCATGCGGTGGCGGCAAGCTACCGCCGCATCATCGACCATGTTCGCAATGCCAACCCTGACGCTCGGATCTTCGGCGTCACAGCCACCCCGAACCGCGGCGACAAAAAGGGCCTGCGCGAGGTGTTCGATAATGTCGCCGATCAGGTGCGTCTGGGTGAGTTGATGGCCTCGGGCCATCTGGTTCCGCCGCGCACCTTCGTGATCGATGTTGGTGTGCAGGACAAGCTGCGCGCTGTGCGCAAGTCGCTGGCGGATTTCGACATGGCGGAGGTCGCGTCGATCATGGACCGCGCGCCGGTCACTGACGAGGTTATCCGCCACTGGAAGGAGAAAGCGGGTGGCCGGCAGACGGTGGTGTTCTGTTCCACCGTCGCTCACGCCGCGCATGTCACGGAAGCCTTTAACGCCGCAGATGTGCCTGCCGGGCTGATTCATGGTGATCTGCCAAGCGAGGATCGCCGCCAGGTTCTGGCAGCATATGCCGCCGGAGAGGTCCGCGTGATCGTTAACGTTTCGGTTTTGACTGAAGGCTGGGACCATCCGCCGACTTCCTGCGTCGTGCTGCTGCGCCCCTCATCTTACAAATCCACCATGATCCAGATGGTCGGGCGCGGGCTGCGTACCATTGATCCGGAGGAACACCCCGGCGTCATCAAGACCGACTGCGTTGTATTGGATTTTGGCACCTCAAGCCTGATCCACGGCACGCTTGAGCAGGATGTTGATCTCGACGGCAAGACCGAGACTGGCGAAGCGCCAACCAAGGTGTGCCCGGCCTGTAGCGCCGACATTCCTCTGGCCTGCTTTGAATGCCCACTTTGTGGCGAGGTGTTTGAGCGCGAGGAAGACCTGCGTTCACAAGAGGCCAATGATGGGACGCTGAGCAGCTTCATCATGACGGAGATCGACCTTCTGAAGCGGTCCAGCTTTGCTTGGATCGACCTGTTTGGGGTCGATGACGCACTGATGGCCAACGGGTTCAACGCCTGGGGCGGTATCTTCTTTCTGGAAGGTCGCTGGCATGCGGTCGGCGGCGCAAAGGGCCAAAGCCCCCGCCTGCTGGGAATCGGTGAGCGCAGCGTCTGTCTCGCGCAAGCCGATGATTGGCTGAACGAGCTCGAGACAGATGAAAGCGCCTACAAAACGCGCAGCTGGCTGAAACAGGCCGCCACGGACAAGCAGCTTCAATATCTGCCACCCGCTTATCGGCAGGACTATGGCCTGACCCGCTATCACGCTTCGGCACTGATGACCTTCACCTTCAACAAGCGGGCGATCCGCCAGCTGATCATGGCGGCGGCTTCCGATGCGCGGGAGGCGGCATGAGCCATGTCGCGCAAATCCCATCCCCGCCCACAGCGGCTGAGGATCGACCGCTGCCTGCGCGCAACGGGCATCCGCGCGGCACGCTCTGCGCCGTCTGCACATCTCGCACCCGCGGCTTTGGCTGGTTCGATCCGCACCAGCCGCGCTCGCACCGAACCCGCCGCTGGTTTTGCTCCATGGGCTGCCAGGCGGCCTTCACTCTCAAAGCCCGAAAAGGATTGAACATGGTCGATTTCACCGAAGAGGAAACGCAGGCGCTGCCCGCCGTCATGCGCGCGCTTGCGCCCGAGATGGAGCGCATAGGTTGGGATCGGCCGCTCGCCGGTTTGACCACCAATGACATGCACCGGCTGATTGTTGTCACCGTCGCGGCTTTTCGCGCCGAGATGCTGTCGATCGCCAAGGATACGGAGATCCCATTCTGATGTTGGACTATAATCACAGGCCCAGCTTTGCCGACAAGGTGAACGCCGCAGTCGACGCAACCCTGACCGCTGACAATGCTGCACGCATCCCGCGCGATTATCTCGGCGGCTCGCGCCTCGGCCATGCTTGCGAACGCGCGCTGCAGTTTGAGTTTACGCACGCGGCCAAGGACGAGGGCCAGGATTTCAGCGGTCAGTTGCTGCGCATTTTCGCCATCGGCCATGTCCTTGAAGATCTGGCCGTGGCCTGGCTGCGGCAGGCTGGCTTTGATCTCTACACCCGCAAGGGCAATCGCCCTGACGGCGGCCAGTTCGGCTTTTCTATCGCTGGTGGGCGCATTCGTGGCCATGTCGATGGCATCATCGCCGCAGGGCCAGAGGGTCTCGGACTGGCCATTCCCGCGCTCTGGGAATGCAAAACGATGAACGCCAAGAACTGGCGGCTCTGCGTCAAGGAGGGCGTCACCAAGTCCAAGCCTGTCTATGCCGCCCAGATAGCGGTCTACCAAGCCTACATGGAGGCCAGCGTGCCCGGTATCAGCGCCGCACCTGCTCTGTTCACCGCGATCAACAAGGACACGGCCGAGATGCACCATGAACTGGTGCCCTTCGACGCGGATCTGGCGCAGCGGATGTCGGATCGCGGCGTGAGGATCTTGCAGGCCACCGACGCGGGCGAGCTGCTGCCGCGCGTGGCCCAAAATCGCGACTTCTTTGAATGCCGCTTCTGCTCCTGGGATGAGCGCTGCTGGGGGATGCCCGCATGAGCGACGACAATATCATCCATTTCAACCCTTGGCAGGATTTCAACGACGCGCCTTCGATCGAGGACCCGTTCGGCGTCGAGCCGGATCCCGCCCAGATCGAAACCTTCATTGACGTCGTCTTCGGCTACTCCGAGGGCCTGATCCCGGTCCGGGGCTTTGTCGACATGGGTCAAGGCAAAGAGGGTCGACCTCACAATATCTGGATCGACGCCGATGCCACCGCGCCGACCAAGCTCGCGACCTTCGCCAATTGGGCGTGGCGCGAAGGCGCGGCCGTCTATGTGATCCCTGGCACGGTCACGGCAGCCGGACAGGCCAAATCCGCCGATGTGCTGCAGATGCAGGCGCTGGTCGTCGATCTCGATGCAGGTGATATCCCCGCCAAGCTTGACCACCTGCTGCACCATCTTGGCCAGCCCACCCTGATCATCGAAAGTGGTGGGCGCACGTCAGAAGGTGCCAGCAAGCTGCATGTCTGGTGGCGCATGACTGAACCCGCCGAGGGAGCGGCGCTGGTCGAGCTTTGCCGCCTGCGGGGTGAGATCGCCCTCAAGGTCGGCGGCGACACGCATTTTCGCTCCGCCCATCAGCCGATCCGGGTAGCGGGTTCAGTTTATCACAAGCACGGGCATCAGCGCCTGGTGCAAATCCGTGAGCACCACAGCATTGAAGTCGACCTCGACGAATTTGCCGTGCGGGTGGCGGAGATGCCGCCAATACCGGGCGCAGGGATGGCCAGCACCGGGACTGCCGCTCCCGGTAAGCCGACGCTGGACGCGGTGCTGACCACGCCGGTGCGTGAGGGTGATCAGGATGACTGGAGCCGCTTCACCGGAGCCAGTGCCGCCATTGGGCATTTCCTGCGCATGGTCCATGAAGGTCGGATGTCGCCTGATGAGGGCTGGGAGGCGATCCGTGGCTACAATGCCGCCGCCCTTCGCCCCAGCTGGCCAGAAGAGCGCCTGAAGGCGGAATCCGAGCGCCTCTGGGCCAAGCACATTGAGAAGAATGGCCCGCCACTGCTCAGGCTGGCCAACAGCGCACCGGGCCCACAGGATATGCCAGCCTTCACGCTCGGTGCACTGCTGGACGACCAGAGCCTGATGCCCGCTGATATCATCGCACCCCGCGTGCTGACGCCCGGTGGCCTGCTGGTACTGGGCGGTGCACCCAAGGTCGGCAAGAGCGATCTGCTGATCTCTTGGTTGGTTCACATGGCCGCTGGCGTGCCGTTTCTCGGCTTCACCCCGCCGCGTCCGCTACGGATCTTCTATTTGCAGGCTGAAATCCAGTATCACTACCTGCGTGAACGTCTGCAACAGATTGCGCTGCCGCCAAAAGTGCTCGCTGCCGGGCGCGACACCTTCGTCGCCACGCCAAAGCTGAAAATGTTGCTCGACACCGAGGGTAGCATGCGCGTGGCCGAGGCCATCCGGCGGGCTTTCCCGACCGACCCGGTCGACATCATCTGCGTCGACCCGATCCGGAACCTCTTCGATGGCGGGCCTGATGGCGGCGGCGAAAACGACAACGGTGCGATGATGTTCTTCTTGAAGGAACGGGTGGAAGTCCTGCGCGACCACATCGACCCTGACTGCGGGGTGATCTTGATCCATCACACCAAGAAGCTCAGCAAGCAGCAGGTGAAGGATGATCCCTTTCTGGCACTCTCCGGCGCCAGTGCGCTGCGCGGGTTCTACACCTCCGGCCTGATCCTGCACCGGCCCGACGAGGAAAGCCCCCAACGCAAGCTGGAGATCGAGTTGCGCAATGGGCCCGCGTTGCCGCCGAAGCTGATCGACAAGGTCAATGGTGAGTGGGTGGAGATCAATCCGATGAACGAACGGCTAGTTCGGGTCGATCTTGGAGCAAAACACGATGCCGAGCGGGATCGAAAAGGTGAGGTGATTGTCACCATTCTTATGAACGAAGCCATGCAGGGCAAAATGTATACCATGACCCAGTTTGCCGAGGGCTTTGAGAATAAGGCGAGCCTTAGCGGCGCATCAGGGATTCGCGCCCGGTTGAACGTGCTCACGACCAAGGGTGTCGTAAAGTTTGTAAAAGCTGATGCGGCTACCGAAATTGGGCTGCCGCCCGATAACAGCAAATACGGCTACCTTTGCGTGGAGCATATGATCCTCGCAAGCGGGGTGGAGACCGTCGATGCGGACACTGGAGAAGTGCTGCCCGAGGCAATCCAAATCCTGCCCAGCCATTACAAATGCGCTCAAACCGGAGCTGTCCTGCCAGTCGAAAACCCAGCCGTTTGGGTCTATGCGGAGGGCGCAAATCCATGACTATTTCCCTCGGAACCACATGCAAAATTTGGACCACTTGGAGCCAAATTTGGACTTTTCGGGCCAAATTTGAACTCTTTCACAAATTTGAAATCTGGCTTTTTACGTATGGTTTCAATGCCTTAAAGGGCCAATTTCAAATTTCTCTGGGGGTCCGGCCAAATCTGACGGAAAATTTGAAATACGCGAATGATTTCAATACCTTCTGCCAAATTTCAAATTTCAAAAAAAGTACCCCTAAAGGGGTAGGTGACCTCCCCGCTAAGCGCGGGAGGATCACCACCTACCCCTGGGCATCGTTCTCGGACCCAAGTCTGGGACCCAAGTCTTGGACCGAGCCCAAATCCGACGACGGCGACCCGCTCCGCCAAGAACATGATCGCCGTCGTCTTCCACCCGAGCAACCAACCCAAAAAGGAGACCACCCATGGCTAACCTGA